GAATTAAATGGGATATTATAATTTTTAGGTTTACCAGTCATACTCAACGTCCTTTCCCTCACTCTTCTTTAAATCGCTAGCCATTTTGTCTAACTCTTTACCGAATGGAACTTCATCATCAAGGTCATTAGTTTTAACTGGTGTCACTTCGTCCATACCAGTGATACGAAACTGTAGATATTTCATGTCACCTTTCATAGATTCCCAACAAGCAATACGTTTGTCAAACATCTCAAGTTTGCCAGTGAAGTGTGGCTTCTTGTCATTGGGTTCTTTGTAACTGTTGGTAAATACTGCACCAGCTTTTACATATACACCCATGAAAGGTTTGCCATCACGAGATTCATCTTGGATAATAGCAACATTGACAGGCTTGTTATCAATCTCACCATTACCTTGAAAGATTAGTTTTTGTTTTCCTCTTGGTGGGAAAACTGCACCACGATTATTATTATCATATTCCATTATCTTACTCCTCTAGGTTTGGAATTTTTAAAATCATCAGCTTCATCTTCTGAATAGGTATCACCATGCATACCAATCAGCTTTAGTATTACCCTGTCTTTGGCTCGCTTCTCTGCCATAGCATATGGATAACCATTCTTATTATTGTATGGTGAAGCTTCACCGAATGACCATTCAGTTACTTCAGCCATCTTACCATTCTCAGAAATAATATTACGTCTACCTCGAACAGTAAGCACAACACATTTATTTTTTTGGTCAGACTCTATGATTACAGGGTCATCAAACTTAATGCCAAATCTTACAGCAATTTTTTCTAAAGACTTGTGATTGATTACCCATGTACCATGACAATCCCATAAAGATGTCTGTGGTGTTTCGCCAATTTCTTTTAGAATATTGGCTAGATTTTCTGGTATTTTATTTGCCATTTTTTTCTCCCAATAATGTATATTTACCCCACCATTTTTTACCATCTGATTCTCTAGTGGTTACAATATCGTAACCTTCATCTTTTAAATCAAAGATGATTGCAGATAATCTTGTGGCATGGTAACGCTCAATAGCTTCCCAGCTGGTTATAGATTTACGGTCTTTTAAATGCTCAAGCACTTGTGATTTTTGCGATAGCATATTTTACTCCTCAATTAGTTTGATTGTTTTGCGACCTGTCTTTGATACATGAACAGAGAGTAGGTCACAATGTAACTCTCTGTCTGTGTCTGTCACACTCAATGTAAGAAACTTCTTAGCTTCAGCATTAGCTTTGGCATCATAGTATGTACGTTTGTACTCATGTGCCATGTGCATGAACTCATTGTCATGTGACATATCTCTTCGAACCCTGTCGTCAATGGGTACTAAATCAGATGATGGTTTCATTACTTCAAAGTTTGTGGGTGCTTCACCTCGCTTTAAGCAATCCCAAAACTCTTTTATATACACCCATATCTTATCAAAATACTCCTGACTCCAAGCCACCTTGACATAATCCCACTTACTGTTCCCAAATATAACAGACAAATAACAAGCATCTGTTTTTGTAAGATACATATACAGTTGCATCTGACCCATATAATAGTCAGTAACTTTATTCATGTTGGTAAAAGGATTAGTGTGTTTACATTCAATAACAGCATATACATTTTCATACTTCTCAGCTTCAGTAATTGGACCAAGATTGTGTCTGTTAATTGATTCTTTTGGGTAACGTGGTTTCATTATCAAACCATCTGTGTGTCCATGTAATTGAACACCATTTAGTTTGTGACCATGTACATTGTATAGAGCTTGATGTTCTAAATCTCTGCCATTCCACAACTCCTCAGGTGTGTGGTCTTTGAACCAACCAAGATTAAACTTCTCTGTTTCAATGCCAAGCTGTACTGGCAATGCATCAGACAAATCCTCAGGTTCTTTCTCACCCATTTTTTCTAGGTATAAGTCATACCAATTTCCATTTAATAGTCTTGTAACGTCAGACCCACCGATACTGTGTTCTATTTTTGACATACTACCTCCTCAAGTATATGTATTTGTTAGTATTTTACAATGAATCTAATTTATTTTCAAGTGATAATAACAGATTCTTCCGTGCTTCTACCTTGAAAGCTATAGGTTTATATAACTCTTCATAAGTAGACCAGAACTTATTGTACTTGGCATTGTATTTTATCGTATAGTTTGCCAAGTCTGCTGGTATATCTAGCATTAGCATTGCAATCAGCCTTGCTTTTTCTTTAGCATTACCCTCACCAACTTTGGCTTGTACTCTGTACAATACCTCTAGTTGTTTCTCCAATGTTTCTTTTGGGTATGGCTCATTGACTTTGAACGCTAGACGATACGCTTCTTGTAATGACACAAGGTCATTAGATTTTATTTCATATCCTGTGTGTATAAAATCCCAGCCATATTCATCTGATGTTGCCTTACCTAAACGTTCGTACTTGTCACCAAACATTATCTCTAGTTTAGCTTCAAGTTCTTTGATTGTTTGCTCAGGTGTTTTACTGGCTAGACGTAACGCCCAATGACCATCACGCTGTATTGCTGGTAAATTTTTTTTGCTTACTTCCATAATCCCTCCAAAGTTCTTGCACACATATAAGTACCTATGGTACACATGGTGTGTTACACCTCCTCAATGTAACTTATATTTTTTCCTACTGGGTAGCACTGTCTCCATTGTGCTACCCTTTTATTTTATAATGTTTCAATACCAAGAACCTTTTTAATTTTTTCGTTCTTAACATTGAAGCATACATATGCACTCCCACTCTTTTCTTTTAGTAAAAGTAAATCAACTTCTGTATCAGGTTTGAGATACTTTGTAATCAAAGCAAAACCTTTTGCCCTATACTTTGATTCGCATATAAGTTCTATTCTTTTATTATTGTACTTGGGTTCTTCCCTGTTGTCAGGTGCAAACAATCTTATATCGTTTGGAAATTCTTTTAAGATACCACTTAATGGTTGTCTTGTAGATGCCCATCTCCAGCTTTTAAATAAAGCAACCCACCAATTTTCATGGTAGGTTCCTTTTCTTTTTTCTTTGCTAGTCATCTTTTCACAGCTTCCATGCTTACAATGTCAATAAGTAAATCCATTTTTACTTTGAACTCTATGTTCTTTGGGTGATTATTTTTATCACTACCATTATTAGTTATAGACTCACACGTCCATAGTTGTCCAATGTCATGTACAAGTTTGTATTTTACTCTAGCTAATATTTCAGTAGGTGTATTATGACTCATTTCTTTCTCCCATATGTGGTGACTTAATAAATTCTATTAGTAACTTTCTAGCTGTCCAATGGTCCAACTCAAAGTCTGCTTCAAGAAAAGCTGGTACTTCTAATACATTGTACTCACCTCTCTCTCTAAATCTTTTTATGTAAGCAAAGATTTGTTCTTTCAATCTATCATCAATAAACATTATGACCTCCTATAATTTATATCAGATGTGTGAAACCTGTATTCATCAGGTGTTATATGTTCTTTGTATTCCATTTCATATTCGTGCATATAATCAAGACGATTCAATCTTCTCCTCATTTCTTTTGCATAACTTATGAAATGTTTTTCATCAAACTCAGGTGCTATTGCTTTGATTTCTTTTGCAAGTTTCTCAATAGCAAACTGGTCTTTCAAATGGGGTGCAACATTTAGTCGCAACCATTCTGTTGTAGCCTTATGCAACACTGGCTGAACGTAAGTCTTGTTCAATTTTTACCTCCTCGTTTTTAGATAACAAATAGTTTACTGCTTCTTCAGCATGACTTGATGCTGACCAAAGCACACTTGGTTTCTCTTTGAGAATACTTATCCAAGATTTTAGATACAGTAATGTATCTTCTCTTCGCTCATTGTATATGCCAAACCTAGCACATAAGAATGAAGCTCCAAGCTCTGCAATCAATTCTTCTTTTGCATATATGTTTTCAGCGAAAAAACTTTTTGCTGTGTTGATAGATTTATCACGGACGATACCCTCTCTTGCCAGCCTATGTTCTGCACCAGTAGCATGAATATACTCGTGGAAGATTGTACTGTAGTAACCATTACTTGATTTAAAAGTTTCTTTATGTGGCATATGTACATAGTCTTTACCAATCTTATAGTATGCTCTTGGTTCATCACTGTGTCGTGTTTCAATATCGCAGCTTCCAAGAAAAACATTTATCTCGCTGTTGTTTGAGAACTTTAACTCAGCCTTTGGTTTGGTTACATATTCAGGTGGTAGGTTCTCTACTTGTGCAATGTTGAATACACTGTAAGCAGAGAAGCCATTGATAAACTCTTCA